ATCCTCGGCGTCATAGCCGTTGGCCGAGATTGCTTCCGAGCGGGATAGCAATCCTGCCCGGATGGCGGTGAGCATGGCGTCGAACTCTTTCTTTGGATCGACCCACTGCCAGCCTTGGGGAATCCACTTGCAGGCCAGATACTGGCGACGTTTTTGTGCGCCACCCCGGATAAACCCCGGCAACACCAATGCGCCTTCGAGAACCGCCTGCTCCATCCATGCACGCCAGATCGGTCGGCACAGTTGGTGGACGATCACGCCATGCTGAAGTGACTCCACCCGGCGTCGGAATTCCAGCAAGCCAGCGCGAATCGAAGAGTAGTTGACCTGCGTCAGATCGCCGGTCAACTGTTCGTAGGTGACGCCCATGGCCGCTGCCACCGCGCGAAACTGCATGCGAAGGAATTCCGAATAGGACCCACCGACGTCAGCTGGTTGCGAGAACTTGATGTCTTCACCAGGTTCCAGAATCTGCATCGTTCCGGGCTCAAGGCCAGCCAGCGCCACGCCATTGAGATCCGCTGCCCCTTCGCCCATCAAATTATCTTCGGGGGCAATGCGTGTGATAAAACCGGCAAACATGGCGGCGGTCTTTTTGCGCACCAGTTCGGCATCGTCGTACTGGTCGAGTTCGTTCAACTTCACCAGGGCGCGTGCCAGCCACGGCTCGCCTCGAATCTGGCCGGGGCGCAGAGGACGGAACAGGTGGATGATCTCGCTGGCATCCACACGCACGATGTCCAGGTTGCTGCCAGACGACATGGCGCCCATGGTGACAGATGAGGCGCCGTCTTCTGGATGGCTGCGATACAGGTGGTAAGCCACCCGTCTGCCCAGCCGGTCAAATTCGATGCCGGCGCGAATCTGGTTGCCGTTATCGGCAAGGGTGTTCATCGTCACCGGCAGATGCTCGGGCTCCAGTACCTGCAACTGCATGGCGACCGGCAAGTCATCTTCCGGGCGACGGTAGCGGATGCGCACCAAAGCCTCACCGCCTTCGAGCATGGCGCGGCAGGCCAGCGCCTGGAGACCGTAAAAGTCGGTCAGCCCTGCGGCATCCGCCGTTTCCGTCCAGTCGCGCCAGAGCGCTTGGATGCGCTCGCGCAGCGCGGGATCGATGACCATGGATTGCGGCTTGATGCCGGTACCGATGGCGTTGGCGGCATAAGATTCCAGGGCGGCATTGGCCCAGGCATTACGCCGCACCAGATCGCGGCTCTTGGCGCGCAGCTCGTTCTGGGTGGTGAGCAGCGCTGCAATGGCCCCGGGATTGCCGACCGACCACGCGATGGCACGTCGCCCCGCTCCGATGCCATCGTAAATAGGCGCGCTACCAGACGAGCTTCCAAGCAATCGGCGCTGGATGGTTTTTAACCAGCCCATTACAGACCCTTCGCCGTATTCACGCGGATCTGGCGTGACTTGGGATTGCCGTCTTGCTGAGCCAACGCCGATTCGACTTCAGCGAGTGCGGCTTTGAGATCAGACACCGAGCGGTACTCGATGCTTTTGCCGTCATAGCTGACGCGGTGCTCGCCACTGGCCAATGCTTCGCGCAGGGCTTGGGCGTGTTCTTCTGTATAAGTAGTCATCAAGTCATCCAGCGGCTGCGCACGACTCTGCGTGCAGGTTTTTCGGTTGTAGAAGCCTTGATGCCGCCGCCGAATTTGAGTCGGTAAGCGGTCTCGGCTGTTTCGTTGGTATGGGTTGTCGGTATGTCTGGCGGGGCTGATGTCGGCCTGCCGCCCAGTTGTTTTTCTAATTCGCGCCAATGCCGTTCTTCGAAGCGATCAAGTCCGGCAGCCGCTGCCGCCGCTCTGGCGTACACATAGCAGTCCAGCGCCTCATTCCTCTCACGCATCTTTTGCCACTCGCGCTGGGCAAAACCATTACGGTCGCGCCGGGTGATCAACTGCTCGGCGCAAAGTTGCTGCAGAAATTCGCTATCGACCTTGGGCAAATGCACAAACCCGGTCGGAAACATGGGCGTGGTGCCGTCGCTTTCGACATCGGATCCCTTGCGCAGGTTGTTGTACAACTCCAGTTTGGCAATCGAGCCCACCACCGTGAACACCTTCACTCCTCGGCGAAGGCGTTTGCCGTTGACCGTGGCATCCACTGCCGTCGGCGTTCCCACCAGCGCAGCACCCCGGGCCACGCCCTTGATGGCCATCAGACGGGGATCGTGGCAAGAGCGCACAAAGGCATACGCCTCCTGGGTGGCGTAGCCCGTATCCAGGGCAAGCCGCGCCAGCGGTACCAGTGCGCCAGATGCATGGGTCCAGGACTCACCCAGCAGACTGGCCAGCCCTGTCCAAACATCGGCGCGTGCCGTGTCGCCCATGATCACTCTGTGCTCCACCAACCAGGATTCCACCGCGCCCAAACGCCCAGATGGAAACTTCGATGCGATCTTTCTGCACGTCAGCACCGCCCACCAGCAGCATTGCACCCATGGGAATAGTGCCAACGGCGAAATCTTCCCGACGCTCCAGCAATCGCTGCCAGTCCGGTGCCTCGCCTTCTTCGACCCAGGTTTCACCCAATTCGGTGTTCTTGAAAGTCTTGATGGCCCCGGTGGAGCCCGTCTCTTTGCTAATCGCACTTTCCCACGCAGCAGCAATCTCTTTCCAACTGCGCCAACCGACCGGGCTGTACAGGCTTGACAGATGGAATCCCACCGTCTTACCCGTGTTCTGCGGCGCTGTTGCCTGCCAGCGGCCGTTTTCTAGCATCCAGCTTTTATGGTGCTCAGGGATGGGCTGCTCACAGGATTCACAGACATAAGCCGCCGTCTCAGGTTTCGAGCCCTGTGGCCCACGCTGCCAGCGTAACTGCTCGAACCGCAGCCACTGGCGGTGGTTGCAATGCGGACACGGTACGAAGTAACGACGCTGATCCGATGCTTCGTACTCGCGCTCAATCGCCGACACACCCGAGATCGTTGGGGTCGACACAATTAATATCTTGCGCCGGGAGAAGGTTCGCGTTCTGGCTTCGGCCAGCGAGATCGCATCGCCTTCGCCGTCAACATCCAGCGGGTAGCCGTCAACCTCATCCAAAAACAGGTAGCGAACCGGCATCGAACGCAAGCCCACTGCAGAATTGGCTCCGGTCATCACCAGCACGCCACCCCTGAATTCTTTGGCCAGGATGGTGTTGCCCGCGTCCCGACTGCGTGCCGGTGCGATCAGTTCGGCCAGCACCGGTGACTCTTCGATCAGCGGGTCAATGCGCTGCTTGGAATTGCGTTTGGCCATGTCCACCGTGGGCGACACTGCCATCATGGGGCCCGGTGCGTGGTGGATCACATAGCCGATCCAGTTGTTACCCATTTCCGTGGCCCCAAGCTGCGCCGCCTTCATGAACACCACCCGTTCCACCGGCGAGGCAGGAGACAAGCAGTCCATGATGTCTTTGAGGTAGGGCGTGCGGCTGGTGCGCCAGCGACCCGGTTCTGCCGACGCTTTAGAGGACAGCATGCGGTGCCGGTCTGACCACTCGGATACCGACAACAGCGGGTCGGGTGTCATGCCTTCGCGCCAGGCGCGGTCAATCTCAACGGCACCTTCGTAATGATCAGTCGTACTTGATTGCATTTCAGTCCACTCGTGGTCGCAGGTCGCCGAGCTCCTGCAGGTGATCCCGTACAGCGTTCTCTAGTGCGACATGCATCGGATGAGGCTCGATGCCTAACTTGACCGCCATCTCCGCCGATACGCGTGCGGGCCAGTTCAGCCATGCATCACGCTCGCTCCTCGCCAACTTGAATACGTGGGCGATGGCCTGTGGTCGATCAACCAGTTCGCCTTTGAGCCTGGCCAGGCGCACCTTGTTGGTTTGCGCTTTGACTACTTCATTGACCGTGCGCGCCTGTAAGAGCGATGTACCACCGCCACCTGAACTGCTGCTGCCTTGACTTGCTGATGCGCCAGCACCACTCGAATCGTCTGACGCTTTGGAGGCTGCGCCACTACTTTGTGCATCGCTGTGCGGGATGTTGACCGTCGTGGCACGCTGCTTTGTTCCCTGCTTGGGTGAGTCGGTATTGCGTGCCCACTCCAGGTCGGCCCGGGTTGCGTCGACAGTGCCATCAGGCTCGGGCGTAACTCGTCCGCTTCGGATGGCCTTATGGACGGCGGTGTCTGTGACCCCGCGATGACGGGCGTAGGCGCGAATCGATAGTCCCATTGGGTTGGCGTGTGGTCTTCATGAAAGATGCGGCTTTGCGTCGGTGGCATCAGGCAGAGATGAAAATTTGCATGTCTGGGGTTGATTGGACCTTCGGCAAATTAGCCGGAAGTTGGGGTGTGGGTTTGAAGCAAATAAAGATTCAAAAAATGTTCGCAATTGACTTGGCTTCGCAAGCAAACAGCGCGTTACTAGAGGCATCGCAACCAACACAGAAAAGGACAACCCCATGACCACCATCGACAGCATCCTCGCCCAGATCGCCCGCCGCCACCTCAGCATCGAAACCCTGGAGACCCGCAACGCAGACGGGCTGGACTTTTATGACACCGCCGTCTGGTGTGTGCGTGACGCATTGGAAGCTGCATTTAAAGCAGGCGTTGAACTGGGCGCATCCATGCCCAAGCCGACAGAGTCAGAGATTGCCAACACATAAGCAAACACCGCAAGCCAAGCAAAAACTGCTTGGCTTGTCCTGCAAACAGCGCGTTCATTGCATCACCCCAACCACCAACCCAAGGAAAAATCATGACCACTATCCAACTCACCGCAACCCAAACCCAAGTCCTGCAACATGCGCTGGATCACAACGACGGGCGCATCGACTGGTTCCCCGAGAGCGTCAAGGGCGGCGCGCGCAAGAAGGTACTCGACGGCCTGTTCAATCGCGCACTGATCACCCCGTCGGGCGACGACTGGGTAGTCGCTGCCGAAGGCTACGACGCCCTTGGCTGCGCCCGGCCAGGTGCTGCGCCTGTCACACCAATCCCTGACATCGAGGCCGACGTGGCCGCAGCCGAGGCCTCCTGGGCGCACCCGCAAGAGGTCGAACCCGCAACGGTGGCAACAACAGTGACTGTGGTGGCCACAGAGCAGAAGACCCGCACCCGCGAGCACAGCAAGCAGGCCACCGTGATCAGCATGCTCAAACGCCCCGAGGGCGCAACCATTGCGCAGATCTGCGAGGCAACCAGCTGGCAAGCACACACCGTGCGCGGCACCTTTGCCGGAGCGTTCAAAAAGAAACTGGGTCTGACCATCACATCAGACAAAACAGAAGGCGGCGCACGCATCTACCGGGTTGCATGACAAAAATGATTCAAGAAAGAAGCCAAAAATGCTTGGCTTCTGGTTGGTACAGCGCGTTCATAGAGGTGTCGCGATTGACGACGCATTTACAAGGAAAAAACATGACCCACATGACCATCACCATTGAACGCACCCCTCGCACCCTTGAGTTACACGGCGGAGCCATCGAAGTGATCGAACTCGGAGTGCAGCTCCCCTTTGCCCGCAAGCCTGCCGATTTGAATGAAGTGGGAGGCTACGGTCAGCAAAAAATATTCATCATCGAAACCCGGGAGATGAGCCCTGCAGAGTTTGACGGTTTCGCCGCCACACTGCTCAAGTCGCGCGACTGGCTCAAGGGCAAGGGCGGCGGCGCATATGGCGGCTACCTCTGCGTCGAGATCAGCGCACCGGGTCGCCCCTACCTCTACATCAACCCCGAAGGTAGCGACTACGCCCGCTACGTGGCCAGACTGGGCTGATAAAAAAAGATTGAAAATAAGCCAGGAAATGCTTGGCTTCTCTCTCAAACAGCGCGTTACTACGGGTGTCGCAACAACAAACCAACCGGAGTCCAAAATGAACAAAACCGCACTCACCATCCCCGCCACCACCAACGAATCATGGGGCTTTTGGGGCACCATGAACGAGAAGGCTCAATCAGCCTGGCCCTTGGCGATGAACGCAGTCGCAGATGCCACCGGCCAATCGCTTGAGTCGGTCCAGACTTTTCTGGACAGCCGCCACGGACGCCACTTTGCAGACGACGTCAACAACGCACTGTTTTTGGGCACCAATCTGCAAGACGCCATCAAACAGGCCACGCAACGCTGGATGGGCTGGACCATCAGCCGCCAAACCAGCAAGGGATACGGCATCCCCAAGGGCCTGCCATACCTCACCGGGTTTGTGATTCATTGTGCCATTTGCGAAGAACTCGCCGCCTGAATTAACGCTGAGCCTGAATTGTCCACAGGGTTTCAAACACCCTGCGCAACAAGAAACTACGCACCAGCGACACGCCGGTGAACACCAGACCCATCATCAGGTTCTGGTTCAGGCTGGCATGCAAGCCAAACAGCGGAAACACCAGCATCTGCGTGACCACGGCCACGCCGTAGCCAACCACCACGTTGGCAATCGACTCCACCAACGACATCCAGCGGGACTGTTTCAAGATGCAGTCGCCACGGCTTGTGGCTCTGCCGCCAGAGTTGCTCCGGCACAGTCGTCGAATAATTTTCCATCAGACTCACGGGTGGCTTGTTTGCCAGTCCAGTCCTGCCAGCGGCGCACGATCACGTCCACGTACTTCGGGTCGAGTTCAATCATGCGCGCCAAGCGCTGGGTTTTTTCGGCAGCGATCACGGTGGTGCCGGAGCCGCCAAAGGGATCCATCACCGTGTCGCCAGGCTTGCTGGAGTTGCGCATGGCTCGCTCCACCAGTTCCACTGGCTTCATGGTCGGGTGCAAATCGTTCTTGTGGGGCTTCTTGATCTGCCAGACATCACTCTGGTCGCGGTCACCACACCAGTGGTGTTTGCCACCCTCGGCCCAGCCGTACAGAATCGGCTCGTACTGGCGCTGGTAGTCAGAGCGCCCCATGGTGAAGGTGTTCTTGGCCCAGATGATAAAAGTTGACCACTTGCCACCAGCATCCCGAAATGCTTTTTGCAGCACGTCGAGTTCGCTGGAGGACATGGCGATGTAGATAGCACCATCGCAGCGCTGCACGGTCGGTATCAGCGCGGCCAACAAAAAGTCGTAAAACCCCGCCCCCAGGTTGTCGTTGAGGATCGGACGATCTTTGCCACGCATCTTGTCTTTGGCGCTGTTGGCGTAATCGACGTTGTAGGGCGGGTCCATGAAAACCATGTCGACGTTTTCTTCTCCAAGCAACTGTGCGTAGCACTGCGCATCGGTCGAGTCACCGCAGAGCACGCGGTGGCCACCAAGCTGCCACACGTCGCCAGGGCGCGAGATCGCGGCATCTAGCAGCTCGGGTGCCATGTCGTCATCCGTTTGGCCTGACGCGCCACCGTCCTCACCCTCGAACAGATCGGCCAGTGCGTCCACGTCAAAGCCGGTGAGCGACAGATCGAAATCATCATCGCGCAGTGCATCGAGCTCCACCCGCAACATGGCTTCGTCCCAACCGGCGTTCTCAGCAATTCGGTTGTCGGCAATGACCAGGGCCCGGCGCTGGGTTGGCGTGAGGTAATCGAGCACGATGACAGGAACGACATCTAGCCCAAGTTTGCGGGCAGCAGCCAGCCGTCCATGACCAGCGACGATGACGGCTTCCTTGTCAACCAGAATTGGATTGGTGAAACCAAACTCCACCATGCTGGCAGCGATCTGAGCAATTTGCGCCTCAGAGTGCGTGCGCGGATTACGGGCATAGGGTAATAGCCGATTCAGCGGCCAGCGCTCGATGTGGGTTGCCAGCATAGGATCAGACATGGCGCAGCCCCTCGCGATAGAGGGTGCGACCTGCCACCAGCGTTGCCGTCAGCAACTTGGTCGAGTCGCCAGGCTGCGCCAAGTTCAAGTGCGCCCAGCGCCCATACTCATGAATAATTTCTGCGCAAGGCAGCTTGAGCCGCTTGACCGCCTCGCAGACTGCCAGCGTCGCCATGCCTGGCAGCACGATGTCGGCAGCACGCCCTTGCATGTGCAAGCTATGCAGACTGCCACCTACGGCGCGGTTGAGTTCGGGTGAGCGGTAGCCGGATGTGACAACAATGGGGCTGCCAAGATGGGCGCGCAGCGGTTCCAGAACGGTCTGGCACAGTGCGCGTAGCTGCAGGATGGCGGCGTCAGATGGTTGGTTGGCGATCCCCCGTCGAGCGGCGGTCTCAGAGACGAGGAATTCGTCGAGGTAAAAGTGTTCAGACAGCTTCATGTTCTGGCTCCTGCGCACGTGCATGTGCTAGCCGCAGAGCGGCGACGGTCTCGAATGTGTCGCCCGATCCCATCAGAGTTACCGGGAGGTCGGGATGGTTTTGTTGGAAGCGCTTGATAGCGACGTCCACGTACTCGGGCGCGATTTCTACGGCGCGCATCTGGCGGTTTGTTTTTTGCGCAGCGAGCAGGCCGGTGCCGGAGCCGCAAAACGGCTCAAAAATGATTTCGCCCTCGAAGGTGTAGGCTTCAAAGATGTGCTGCGGCAATGCCACCGGAAAAACCGCAGGGTGGTCAATGCCCTGACCGATCTTGCCTTTGTGCCGCATGATGCGAATCACTCCATCGGGAATTTTGGTTTCCTGGGTGACGGTGCCGACGTGGTTCCACGTTGTCTTGCTGCCATCCTTGTTGCGCATGCCGCCGGCACTGGTGCCGTCGCCGCGCAGATGGGTGTCGCGCCCGGCATAGATGCACGGCACGATCTTGTTGGGTCGGCGCACCTCCGCGCCCTGCCGGTTGAAGTGGAAGACGAATTCGAAGGCTGGAGCCAGCCGACCGCTCCAGTCGCCAGGCAATCCCGGTCCCTGATCCCATATGTACCAGCCGAAACGCCGCCATCCTTGATTGCGCATCCACGACAGCCATGCGTCCCAGTACGGAACGACTTCCTGTTCGCGGTGGATCAACCCGAGGTTGACCAGCACTTGGCCAGTTGTAGCCATTGGCAACTTAGCAAAGACACCGCGCATCAGCGCTTCCCAATCAATGATGGTGTTGGTGTAATCACGCTGAGTGCCATAAGGCGGCGAGGTGAAGCACAGGGCTGCGGTATCGCCTGACATCAGTTTGGCGACTACTGCAGCATTGGCAGCATCGCCGCAGATCAAGCGGTGAACACCGATCGCCCACACGTCCCCTGTGCGTGAAACCGGGTTGACCGGCGCATCTGGTACATCGTCCACGACATCGGATCCATCGGCTTGATCGGCGGTGTCGCCAACGGCTGCCGCATTTGAATGCTCTCCGCCAGGCTCGCCATCAAGGTTTTGCAGGGCTTCAATCTCGAGATCGTCCAGGCCGGTGAGTGCCAGATCAAAGCCAGCCTGCGTCAATTCGGCGACTTCCAGTGCCAGGATGTCTTCGTCCCAGCCAGCATCCAGGGCCAAGCGGTTGTCAGAGATCACATAGGCGCGCTTTTGCGTGGGCGAGAGGTGACAGAGTTCAATCACCGGCACCTCGGTCAACCCGAGTTTTCTGGCGGCGGCCAATCTGCCATGGCCCGCGATGATGCCGTTCTCGCCATCGACAAGAATCGGGTTTGTCCAGCCGTACTCGACGATGCTGGCCGCGATCTTGGCGATCTGCTCGGCGTTGTGCGTACGCGGATTTCTGGCATAAGGAATCAATGCCTCGACCTGGCGGTATTCGATGTTGAGTTTGATGGCTGGTGACATGGGTAGCTCGGACAACAAAAAACCCGCCGACGTATCAAACGCGCAGCGGGCTGTGAAATCAATTCGATCGGGTGGTCAGTGCAAACCTGGTAGGGTGCAAACCCATCCGGCTCACCAGGATCAGGTGCACATCACTGGTGAATTTTTTCTGTCTTCCCCAATGAGAATGCGTGGTGGCGCTGGCCAACGCCGTTGGCGATGAGGTGCAAACCTACGACGGTGCAAACCCCTGCAAACCTCGGTTTGCAGTCAGTCGCTAGAGCAATGCCGCGCTGTTGCCCCCTGCATACACTTTTGGCCAGGAAGGACCCCTTGCGTTTCCGCAGGAGCCCTCATCAGTGTGCTGTAGTCTGGCCTTGGAGGGCGGTGCTTCAGCTACTCGTAACTTGCGTGTGACCATAACTGAAATAGTAGCAAAAACTTCCGGATATGCTGCATGGTCGGGAGCGCTCCATTTTGGAACCTGTCCGAACCAGGCAGAACTCACCAGCAAGAGGCTGATAAAACTATCAACCTCTGTTATGGGCATTAAGTTTGTCCGTGACCAATGCAATCGCCCGTTGCCACCGTCGCCACGCCGTCGTCCGATCACAGGCAAAACGCCTGCCGATCTGTTGCCACTCGTACCGATTGGCACGCATCCAGACCAGATGCCGCTGCTCGACTTGCAACCACTGCACCCAAGCCATGGTCTCCAGCATGAGCTCCACGGCCTTCGGGCTGGGTGGCATGGGGCGGTAAAGTCGATCTGGATCCGGATAGCGCTCTGGCACCTGAAAGGCAAACATCGACCAAGCATTGAAGTAGCCCTGCACCCTTACCGGCGGTAGGCGGTGCGCTGTGGCGGCAGCATCACTGAATCGATCCGCAACATCGTCAATCGTCCATTCAGTCATGGCGAACTCCCCTGGCAGTTGCGCTGTACAGGCGCTCCCCCAGTCGTCGCACGAATTCGCGCTCTATAAAATCCAAGCGGTCATCGTTTTCGGCGACGACGAGGATGCGCTGCTCTTGCCAACCGCTTTGCTTGATGGCATCCAGATCGGCGGCCTGAGGCTGCAGGCGGCCAAGAGCGCAGCGGTATTGATGTGTG